TTGTACCGTTTGCTGTTGCATTGTTTGAACGGGTTGCTGGAGTAGTATCTACACCACGAACTACTTTTAAATTGTTTCCGTATGCCAGAAAGTTTGCTGCCGAGAACCAATATTCATAATTTGTACTGTCTGGTTTACCAAATTTACTTACTAGACTAACTTCGTCTGATATTGTGGTAACTTCACTGCATGGTCCCCAAGAAAAAGGTCCTACTGTTGCGCCAATAGAAGTAGCAACGGAAGGTATAACTGTAGTCAGATCGACTTCTGATACAAGTACACCCGCTGATAATTGAAATGCCATTGGATTTCTCCTTTAATTGTTTGGGTCAATTGTCTTTATAGTCTATTTAGTTTTTTATAATCTTGACCTTGGGAAACCACGCTTTTCGGCGTATTGCCACCTATCCTCACCATCCTCAAAGATTTCTTCCTGCAATCCATTGTCCACAAATCCAAACGGGGTCATGGATTCATCGATTAACATGTTGTTTTCCTCAAGCATTAGCTTACGGATGTCAATATTTGTGGAATCTTTGAAGTATGATTGTGCGGTTAGCCAAGCAAATATAACTAATCCCATGACAATATCATCGTTGTGTCCTTCTTCAGCAGAATAGGTGTCGCGGATTCTGACAAAGGTATTCAGTTCAGCTATTGTTTCGAAATCATTAATTATTAATTTATTATTCTCTATAAGTGTTTTTAAGTTGGCACAACCAATCTTTTTTACTGATTTTGTGGTGCGAACACCAAAGGAAACAGCACGTTTGAAGCCAGAAGAAATGCTCTGACCCTTAATATGATGGTGTTCTAACTTATAAATGTTCTCATATTCCAAGTCATAGTGTAGAATATCCACGACCTGCTGACCAATGTTGTTGGTTTCAATAAGAACAAAGGCTTCGTTGTATTTTTTAGCAACCGAATAGATTACTGTTGGTAAGAACAACAAAGGAATTTTGTTACTTCGGTACCTAGCAACCTGTCTATACGGTGCTTCTGTGGCATCAAGAACATTAATGGTTGAATAATCTTGTTCTACACCCTCAGAACAATCGACGGTGGCAATATAAATCCTACCCAGTTTCGGTTCATCGAATACTGCCAAGTCATCTTGGGTATATAATGGATCATGAAATGCTAATGACCTCAGTTTGGTGCCCGAAATAAGTGTTGCAGATGAACCAATAAATTCTGTCTCAAACTCCTGACGGAATTGTTCTTCAGATGTGTTACGTATTGTTTCTTCTTTCCACTTTGCATCACGACCTGGTACCATTGACCAGTGGACTTCAACTGTCTTATATGTTGAACGTTTTTCAATCGCATCTGTCCACATCTTGTAGAACAGATTTAATCCATTAGGAGTTGAAACAATAATTACTTTAGATGTTTGACCGGAAGATATAACAGGGTATGTTGATGTGAAGAATTCAACTGCCATGTTGTGTGGAACGAAAGCAAATTCGTCCAAGAATATCAAGTTATAAGTACCACCTCGAACACCACCTGCTGATGTTGCATATGCAAATATTTTAGAACCGTTCTCCAATTCAAGGGAACCTTTGTTCCATGTCATGATACCCTGCTGCAACCAAGCAGGAAGATACTCATAAGCTTTTTGAATACGACCTAGAATATCCCTTGCTAACTGACCTTTATTGGCAAGAATACCGATGGTATATTCTTCATTAAAGATTGCTGCCCATAGCATATAGCCAACAGTGGTAGTTGTTTTACCAACCTGTCGGGGCATCTTTGCAATCGTAAAACGATTCTCATGAAAGGTACGTACCATGTCCTCTTGGAAATCCCACATGTCAAATGGGACAAGACCACGGTCAACGTTGACAATCTTAACGTAAGTTTTAATAAAGTATACAGGATCATCTGCACACTTTGCGGTTTCTAATACTTGTTCTTCAGTATAGGATAGTTCAGTGCCCGTTCTTTTGAGCCTAGCATTACCAAGATATCCGTCATCCATAATTTATTTTATGATGCTTTTTAACATCCAACCTTTTTTCTGATGTGCACCCAACAAGTCTTGCAAGAAATTACCAACAGCAGGTTCGCCAGCAGCATCAGCAGCAGCAATACCAGCACGAAGATGAATAATATAACGTTCATTGTCTGTTTCCAAATCACGCATCATAGCCATCGCATCAGGTATAGAAGTTGCTTCTGGTATGTCAGCAAGTTCAAGCATACGAGAAAGTGAACCTGGAGCATAGGAACCTAATGCACGAAGTTTTTCTGCGATGTCATCGGTCTGTGCCCACACAGAATTATAAAAATCATTTAAAAATTCATGATACTGTGGGAAGTTGGAGCCTTCGATATTCCAATGGTATCCATGTGACTTGAGATACAAAGCAAAGTTTGTACCAAGAATTGTTTTAAGTTGAGAGATAAGTTTTTCCATAGTGTTCCTATTTATTTGATTTAATCATCTTGACCAGTTCAGCAGTTGATCCAACGAACACAGCTTTATCTATGTTTAAATTGTTGGATTCAGACTTTGGTGCCAAATCTTTTTTACGTTTTTGTATTTCTAATAAGTCTTTATTTAAGTCACCTAGATTTTTCATCAGAGTGGCCAAGACTTCATATGCTCTTGGATGCTGCCCATCACGGGCAACAAGCATTAACTCATTCATAGCATGACTGCCTTGAGTTACCAGTTCACGAATATTGTTTCGTGCAAACTCGGCATCAGCATTGATTGGATCAGAGGGTTCTACCGTAACGGGCAGGGGTATATGTTTTTCTTCTTCTCTGATGGGTTCTACATCAAATATATCAGAGAGATTTGCATTTAATTTTTTCATGATAAAGTATTTGGATACTCCTTAATTGTATCTATGAATCCGAATTCATCACCCAACTTAGCAGTTCCAGGATCAGTTTGTGTTTTTATCTGTACAACATTTAATGAATTAACATCAGTCACAACAACGTTGTATGCTGCGCCAGTATAATCTCCAGTGAGTTTGTCACCTACTTTGATAATCTTATTGGCACCAGTTACAACCAATATACCACTTGGGGTATTGCTAAAGAAGTCTACTATACCAAATAGATCAGAGTTGTTAGCACGGAGAGTCTCACCCTGTGCAAAGACACCATTACCATTAGCATAGTCAACGTAAACTTTTTGTATGTCTTTGGTAGTAAGATCAATGAACGTATTAGTATTGGCAGTCTTAATATACTTACCAGATTTAACTGGTGGCCATATGTAACCTTTGGCAGTAAATGTTAAGTCCCAAAGAATTAATCGTGTGGAACCTTCATTTAATGCACCCTCATACTCTACCGTTGATGCCACTGAATCTAATATAATAGGTACATTATATTTTTGATCCATCTCAGGAATAAAATCTACAGTAACATTAAAGTCTGGTGTAAAGAATGGTAGAATCTGTTCTAATATCTGTGTACCATCTTCTGTGTTTCGAACATAGATGGATAACGAAAACTGAAAGTTATACGGTATAGGAACAAATTGCGTGTTTACTGAAGTGTCATTGTTCTGTGCAAAATTACGAAGTGTTGAAACTTGTTTACGGTTAACATCGTATTCCAAACTGTCAAGGTTAAAAGACATACGTGGAACAACTGTATTAATTGAACGAATCAGATTTGGATCAGAAGTGATTGCTGTTAGGAAACGTTCTTTTGGTGAAAAAGATAAGGGCACTTTCCATTTTTCTTTTGGAACACCCGCTTGAGTGTATCGTACTATCTCTATGTCATTAAAGAGTGTACCAAATACGACAACCATCTTTCGAATGGTACGATGATAAAACTGTGGATTACCTAACATTACGGTTCTCCAAACGGATTGTGTTCAGTAAAGTCGATGATGCCATCAGATGATGCTTCGATACGAGCATTGTCAAAGATATCTTCAAATGCATTGTTCATAGTAGCAGTATCGGAAATAACATTAATTGTTCTGCTTGTGCTGGTACTTGTGTTACCTTTTAGTAAACCTGTAGTAAAATCACCTTGAATACGATATACTTCTACATATTGACCAGCAACATAATCATGAACAAGTGCTTGTGCATTTGCGGTTGCTAAACTACTTCCCTGATATACAATCTCATCATTTAGATAACCGCCTGTACCACCAGATGCAAGGAACAATCTTGTTTTTGGATAGTAGTCAACAATCTGTTCGTCAATTAACTTCACACCAGTTTCAATAATCTCATTAGAGAATACAAACTGCTTCATCTTCAAAGCATAAACATACACATTACCACCACGACCACGACCTAATGTATAGAACATAGTCTGTTGATCTTCATGTTCGACAAATGTAATCTCAAAAAAGTTATTGAGTAGAGGTACAAATACTAAGTCGCCCTCACGTGGACGAGTGTATCCATTTACTGTATAGCGGAATCGTAATCGTGAGACTAACATCGTAACTTCATCACGAATCTCAAGACCAAATTTGGAAATAAAATCTTGCTCACCATCCATACCTGAAACATTTTCCAGATACATTTCAATTGGATGAGCAGTGCGGTATTCTTTAAGGGTATCTTCACCAAATAGATAGTCCACTTGGTCGCGTGTTGTGCGTGGCATGTAATAAACATCCATGCCGTAAATTTTCATTGCCTCAATAACCAAGTCCTCAACGAGCAGTTGCTCGGAGGTTATTTGATTTGCCGGAAAATTATTGAAAAAAAAGTTTGTGGCGATTTTAGGTACCTAATGCCTTTCTTGAAGCCCACACTTCTTTCATTTTTTCGGATTGCTTCAATTTATATTCAACATTATTTTTTCTTTTTTCTGCTGATATTTTTCCAGCAATACTTGCCTGTATAAATCTATCTGGATTATTTTGTCTTGCTAAACTCATTTTGTTTTTAGACTCATCACTATGTGTTTTACCCAACATAGGTTCAATCTGTCTTTTATTTCTGGCAAATTTTAATTTATTTTTAGTCTCTTCAGTATGAGTCCTGTCGGTCATACCACCCTGACCACCATAAGTCATATTATAACCACAGTTGGTTTCAAAATAAGAATTATATTCTTTTATAAAATAAAATTCCATCTCTTGCAAAACATAATTTTTATCTTTAGATTCAAAAATAATTTCCCAATCAAATGCATTCATTCCATATTTTTGAATTGCTTTGTGCAATAAGTATTGACTTCCTTTTTTTGAATTACTTTTGTGTTCTGTAATTCTTTTTTCTAAAGATTTTCGTGTGTATCCTATATAAACTTTTCCGTTTACATTATTGGTACACTTATAAATCTTGTATGTGTTAGTTGCCACAGTTATCCTGTCAGAATTTCAGATGGCAACGAACCCATCATGTACATTTCTTCTTCCATCTTTTCAATTTCTTGTACCGCTTCATCATATATTTGTTGACCGTTTAACGTGACACCACCTGGCATTTGAATACCAGCAAACTTTTTAAGATTAGCACCCCACTGACGTTTGATTAGTGCAGTGGCATACTTCTTTAAAAATCTATCATTCCATACATCGGTAACACCTTCAATTACCGCAGTCTCATTCGTATGAGTCTGTGCTGGATTACCAATCAATGTCAGTCGTGTTGGTGAATCAATATTACCAACTTGTTTCTGTTCACCACCGATTGTAATAAAATCAAATGCCGCAAGTTCTTGGTCAAATATTGTACCAGTACCTGTAACAGTATTAGAACCTGGAGCACACGACATCGTACCCGTTAATGTAATTGTTTCTGGTTCTAATGCACGATAGCATTCGATGATAACGTAGTTACCTGGTTGAACATCACGTGTCCAATCGATGTCTAAGAATACTTTATTCTGGTGACGATTAAATCTAAACTGTGGAGTACCAGAGAACAGTAGATTTAATGTACGCAAGTGTTGCATTGTAATTTCGTATGACACATACGATACCGATGTGAAGTCATAGAGATCATGCAGACGTAACTGATAACGCAAATCAAACATGTTTATTGATGCGTTAGATAAATCGAATGGCATAACACCAGTAACAAATTGCACAGCATCAGGACAATATATCCACTGACGATTAATATCTTCAGCAGTGATACAATGTTTCATAAACAATTTTTCTGTGCCATCATAGTGATAGTCACTCCAGAAAGAAAGTGCCTCGTCAATACGGTCACTTACCTGATCATCATCAACATTAATTTCGATGACAGGAAAACCTAATTTACGTAGGCAGTATTCTTTAAATTGTGTTCTTGTTTTTGGATGTGCCATGATTGATTATTTATCTGTTGTTTTATACCCACTTTAGAATAACAATTCCTGAACCACCCGATGCTGGTGTTCTTTGTGGACCGACTCCACCACCACCAGCACCTCCACCAGTTGCAAATGTTCCATTCTCAGCATTGATTACCGTACCACCAGTACCTGAGTTGACAAGGCATCCTCTTCCACCACCACCCGCACCACCAGCAGCACCTTGAGGAGCAGGAGTACCGCCATTTGATCCACCACCACCAGAATAGAATGTGGATGTACCTGAAAATATTGATGACAATCCATCACCACCAACACCACCAGCAGTACCAGGAGCAGGAGCAGTGCCACCAGCAGCACCCGCACCACCACCGCCACCTGTTGCACCGTTTGATACAGCACCACCATTATTTCCTTGACCTACCATTCCTAATCCTGGAGCAGCAGCATCACCCGGACCTTTACCGCCACCAGAACCTCCATTTGAATTTAAACCTATTGTTCCACCTTCACCACCGCCAGTAGTACCAACACCTCCACCTACAGATGTTATTGTATCGAATGTAGAATTGCTTCCACGATTACCAAAGTTTGCAGATGTACTACCTGAACTTGCACCACCAGCACCAACTATAATTGGAATTGTTTGTGCAGGAGTTACTGTGTATCCTGTGCCAGTTCTAAATCCGCCAGCACCACCACCACCCGAACAATAACCACCACCAGAGCCACCTCCAGCAACAACAAGATAATCTACTTGTGTTACACCCGTAGGTACTGTGAATAAACCTGAACTTGTATATACTGCACGTTTCGTTTGTGTTGCAGGAATTGAGATGATGACTATACCAGAACCACCTCTTCCTCCAGACTGACCACCAGAAACACCAGGATTAAGATAAGCACCACCACCACCACCACCGCCAGTATTATTTGCTGCTGCATTACCTATTGTTGAAGTGGCGTTTGCACCACCACAAATAAAATGTCCATAACCACTTGTGGATGATGGTGTGCTTCTATTTGAATTGCCTCCTCCGCCTCCACCATAACCAGTATTTGATCCTGAAATTGATGAAAAAATTCCTATGCCGCCATTAGCACCGTTTTCAACTGGTGCACCAAAGGCACTATAACCAGCACCACCAGCACCACCACCTCCACCTGCGCCAGCAGAAGTTGGAGCATCTGCTGTGCCACCAGAATATCCTTGTCCTGGTGTGCCTGGACCACCAGCAGTTGTTATATCTTTACCGCCTCCGCCGCCTGAACCACCTTGTTGTCCACGAAAACCAATGGTGCCACCAGCACCACCACCTATAGCAACTAATATGCCTGAATTATTACTTGTTGTACTATATGAATTTGTAGTATTACCTAATGTCCATGCAGAATTTGATGCGACAATTACAGAGTTTCCTCCATTTGAACCTGGATTTTGTCCTCCACCTGCACCAGCAGAACCACCTGCACCAACTACAATCGTATAACCTTGTCCTGGTCCGACAGATAAACCTGTGCCTGTTAATACACCACCAGCACCACCACCACCACCACCAGTAGCACCACCACCACCTCCACCAGCAACAACAAGATAATCAATTGTTGTTACACCAGCAGGTACAATGAATTCACCTGTGTTTGCAAATGTTAGAATCGCATTTGGTGGTGTGACTGTGAATTTAAAAATTACTACACCCGAACCACCGTTACCAGAAGTCAAACCTGTTTCATAACCACCGTTACCACCGCCACCACCACCACTATTATTATTTGCACTTGTTGCTTGTGATGCGGGATTACCTGAACCCGCAGTACCACCGCCGCCTAAACCACCAACCGCAGCACCAAGTCCTGTAGCATTTGGTGCTGGACCATTAGCACCGCCGCCACCGCCACCTGCATAGTATGTCGATGTTCCGGATATTGTTGATGCTATACCTATACCACCATTTCCACCTGGTGCTCCTGTAGCACTTGTACCTACAGCACCAGCACCGCCTCCACCACCTGCACCACCGCCAGAACCTCTTCCTGAGCCACCACTAAAACCTTGTCCTGGTGTTCCTGCACCACCTGGAAATGGACCGCCAGTATCATCACCGCCACCGCCACCGCCAGAACCACCCGAAGCACCATTCTGCGCTGAACCGGCATAAACTCCTCTTGCACCATAACCACCACCAATTGACCAACCGATTAGTGTTGAACCTGTACTTGTGTTGAATACTCCTGAATTTGTTCCATTTGAACCGTTTACGGCTCCAGATACCCCAGCACCACCAGCACCAATCGCAATAGTGTATGATGTTGCAGGAGTTACCGATAAACCAGTACCTTCACGATAACCTCCAGCACCACCCCCACCTCCCATATTTTTACCACCACCAGCACCGCCTCCACCAATAACAAGATAATCAACTGAAGTTACTCCAGAAGGTGGCGTCCATGTTTGTGATGTTGTGAATACTTGAACAGCGGTATACGATGTTGAACCAGCAGGTGCAGGTGTAGAACCACCACCAACTCCTGGTGCAGTAAATCGTTTTAGACTAAATCTACCATTGGTAAATTTACGGATAGGCATTAGTAAATTTCCGTACCAAATGCACTAAATGAAAGTGTTGAACTGTTAGCATTAACCGACAACTGTGATGATGCATTCAATGTCACACCCAAACTTAATGCAATAGAATCGTTACCTGGTATTGCTACACGCCAGGCAAGATAGTTAGCATTAGCGGTTGCAACACCAGATACATTTGCTGCGATACTAAACGCAGCAACGTTTGCATCCAGATTAGCAATGTTGATTGACGAAATAACCGCAGAGTTACTTGCAGGAACTGCATATAATCTTGTCAATACATTTGCTGCTGGATTTTGTTGTCCTAAGATTGTATAATTTCTTGGCATTTTATTTTCCTATGATCCTAAACCTAATAAAAAGTAATCTTCAAAAGCATTTGGTTCTGCTAACTTTGCATTTGTAATTGAACCTGCAACAATATTATTTGAGTTGACAGAACTATCTACCAACTTATCTCCTGTAATCGCATTTGATGCTATTAGATTACCTGTGATTGTACCTGCAACAATGTTATTACCACGAATAGCATTGACTGTAATATTATTTCCTGATACTGCGTTTGGCGCAATTAGATTACCTGTAACAGTAATCGCATCAACACCAATCTTATTACTGGTGACTGCGCCATCTACTAGCAAACTTGTACGGACTCTTTGTGTCATTTACATACCGCCGAAAAGAAGAACATCGTCAAAAATATCAGGTGGTGAACCAATCTGAACTGAGGTAATAGCACCGTTTGCAATTTGATTTCCTGTAATAGCATAATTAGGAATCAAGTTGCCACTAATTTGTCCTGCAACAATATTGTTTGCACGAATGGCATTATCTGCAATCTTATTTCCTGTGATTGCAGAGTTTGCTAAACGATTATTACCTACTCTTATGGTCATGATTGTCTATTTATGGTTAATCAATATATGTTTATACTACCCGTACCAGTAAAGGCATACATTCTATATCCTCCAACATTACTTGTTATAGGACTACCTGTAGTACCATTTGCTGCAAAATAAATTTCAGGCCAACGAAGAATAACAATACCAGAACCACCTGCTCCAGTTGGATTACTAGGTGAACCACCACCACCGCCGCCAGTGTTTATAGTGGCATTTAAAGTTGAGGTGGACCATGGAACACCTGCACCACCGCCACCTCCAAGACCACCAGCAGCACCATTACCATATGTTCCTACACCACCGCCGGCAAAATAACTTGTGTTTGCTCCAAAAGGTGCAAATTGTGTATACTGTTTACCATTACCACCATAACCGCCGGGAGATGGAGCATTTCCACCTGCCTGTCCTGCACCACCGCCACCACCACCAGCACTAGCGGCACCATTACCACCACTGGTACCAAAACCATATGTACGACTATTTGCTGAAATACTTGGATTAGTAGTTTGATTTCCTGCACCACCTGCTGTTCCATTATGTGTACCACCAGAACCAGAACCACCAACACCGCCATTTTGACTATTAACTGTGCCACCGGCACCGCCGATTGCAGTCAATGTTTCAATACCACTTGTTACTGTTGTATTTGTTCCGCTTCCAGTTTGTGAACCACCGCCACCTATTGAAATAGTATAAACTGGTGCTCTAGCATATTGGCTAATATAAATTAAACCACCAGCACCACCACCGCCAGTTTCATTTGCAGCAGGGCCACCACCTTGACCACCTCCGCCACCGCCAGCAACAACAAGAAGTTCTATAAAAGGAGGAGGTTGACTTTGAGCGGGTAATCCAAGGGCAATGCTTGGCACTGTATACAGACGATTTCGAACACTTGATATTGTGTATCTTTTTAAACTCATTACAAACCGCCCATTAAAAATAAATCTTCAAATCCACCAGCAGGGTCTTGCAGTTTTATAGTTGTAATTGTTCCATCAGCAATAAGATTACCGCTGATTGTTCCTGCAACAATGTTATTACCACGAATAACATTATCTACCAACTTATCGCCAGTAATTGCACCAGTTGTAATCTGATTGCCACTTATAGCACCGGTACCGATTAAATTGCCAGTGATAGTACCAGCGACGATGTTGTTACCACGAACTGCGCCAGAAGCAATCTTATCGCCAGTTACAGCACCAGTTGCTATCCTACCCGATTCAACTTTTTGTTCTGGCATTATGTTGCTCCAAATACTGTATTAGAACCCAATATGGTATATGTATTACCTGTTGTTTTGATAGTAGTAAACGAATACACATCAAGATTATTAGCAGATGGTCCTGCTGATAGAACATAACCTGGTCGTGTGTTACCCATCCATCGTGTACTTGCTGCACGGAACACACCATCAATTGCTATGTTTGCTGAGTATTGAACTAAACCTTGTGTTATAATAAACACGGTTGTGATTGCTTGACCTGCTTGTACTAGATTATCTAATGGTGTTGTTGTATTACCAATTAGATTGAACGTCATATTTGCTACCGCATTTGCTGTGATGTAATACACCGTAGCATCTAATACATTTACATTCAATGTGGTTGTTGGTGCTGCCGTAATCAATTGAGCACCTTCAATCAAACGTGTAACTAAACCAATCTTTGCCGCAGTTACCGATGAATCACCAAGAGCAGCCGTATTGATTGCTCCTGGTAATAGATTTAAATTGACACCAAGCGTTAATGTATTGGACGCAGGATTAAACGACAAACCACTATTTACATATTCGGCTGTCGTTTTTCCACTAATTGTCGGCTGCAAACCGAGGTAATGTGGTGTAACATCACTGACGGTTTGCAGTACAGGTAAAGTAGCAACTGTTTGCATTTATGCCTGGGCTTCTGTCCATGAGAGGCGACTAAAGATTTGCGTTGGAGTACCGCCCAAGTTTCGGGCAACAATTGTAACAATATCTGGTCCATCTGGATACACACCAGTATTTGGCACTGGAGAACCACCGCCAAGTATTGAGTTACCCAAGTCACGAACCAGTGGCAAGTCAAGTGATGTTGTTGTAAATGTCGCAGCACCACCAGATGCATTCGTAAATGTTGAGAAGATAACTTCACCGCCAGTTACGGAAGTATTGGCTGTATGGTTAATGTACTGTGCAAGACTTGAACCACCAACAGATGCCCATTGTGGAGTTGTATTAGATACAATACCATTTAGAACAATGCTAATGAGGAATACACCGCCAGAAAGAATGTCTAACTGACGCAGAACCATCTGCATACGATTGACAAGTTCACGGGCACCGATAGAAGCACCAGCAACACCAGCACCAACTGAAGGTGATACACGGAAACTTTGAAGTGCCATACCAGGTTGAGCACCAGCAGGAGCAAACGTAGAAGTAACATTCAATGAAGTTGTCATACCTTGCGTAAACACGAATGATTTATCGTCATCATAACGACCATCCATAATTACCGAAGTACCCCAATGACTTAATGCTGGAGCAAACTGTACTGAATGTAACTGAACTTGTGTTGGTGCAGTTGTCGAGTAAGTAAATGTCTGTGCTGTATTACCCATTGGAGCAAAGATTGCCAATGCTGTACCTGTAGCAGTCGCAGCAAGACTGATATTTACCGAAGTATTTGGAACAATGTTTGTAACATACGCACCGTTAGGAATGTTATTACCAAACACATACTGATTGACTTGAATACCTGTAGTATCAGCACCTGTCATTGTGATGCTGTTCGCAGTTGTGTTGAAGATAACTGAGTTAGCACCAGGACGTCCACGAACAAGACCAGTAAATGTGTTTGCAGTTTTACCAGTGTATGTGATAAACTCTGTGTTAGCAGCATTACGTACCCACAATGTACCCGTGTTTGAGAATGCCGCAGTGCTATTGACATATGCCACGGTATTTGCAAAGTCAAGTGTCGCAGTCAGATAGGTATAAGGAGCATAGGTACCTGTTTCATAACGTGCTGGTAAATTACCAGAACGCATGTATGCTTCGTAGTTAGCATTGTTGTTTAGCATCTTGTGTGCGTAGATAACATTGCCATCTGTGCCACGGATACCCCAACGAACAAAACCAGCACCATACCATGAGTAATCGATATACCACATCTGCATCTTAGTTAAATCAACATTGTATCCAGAAGGACCAGTGCCATCTAAACGGTCAATGTTGAATGAAGATTGTGGAATCTTTGTATCAATCGTTTTGTTTACGATTGTATTGATGATACTTGTGCCAGTACCATGACGGAACTGTGGCGAAATTGTCATAGCATTATCAGACTGAATGGTGTCTACACGATACTGCTGACCTTTGATAACAATGTAATCGCCAGGCACCAATTGCTTACTGAACAGTGTTGATACACCATTGAATGTTTGGCCTGTCACATAAGAACTGTTAGAAGCAACTTGAATCTGACCAGACAGTTGATATGTTGAAGAACGTTTTACTGCCGATAATGTTTGTCCATCAAACTCCCAAAATAATCCGTTTTGGAAATCAAACATACCAATACGACTTGAACCACCGAACCAAGAGTTGATAGACAATGTATACTGTCCACTTGCTGTTGATTGTGTAGGAGTTGTATTAGCATAGTATTGAAAACGATATGCATCAAGAACTTGTGCTACCGCAAATGAGCCATTGTATGCAGTTTCATTACAACCAGCAATAGTGAACGACACATTAGGATTAATAATACCATGTGAGTTTTTAGTTGTAACTGTAATCAATGTACCTGATGCTGTAATCTGATCAATATTAATTACTGGTTTAAAGATTGTACCAGTAGACATCTGAATGCCTTTACCCGATTGATAACGGAAATAACGGCGTGTCTGACGAATGATTTGTTGATTAGGACTTTGTGAGTTAGTACCAAATTGAATACCACCATCATAAGCACGATGAAGTGCTTGACCTTGTGGACGAACATACAATGCACCGCCAGTAATTGAACCAGTAGGAATTGTATTTGAACCAGACAGAGTATAGAATGAGAATGTATTCAACGAAGGAATAGATGAAACAAAGAATGAACCATTAGGTGCATTCGTTGATGCTGAAGTACCTGTCAGAGCAATCTCATTACCTAATGATAGTCCATGCGGTTGATTTGTGACCACAGTGACTAATGATTGTGCTGAAGTAATTGATGTCAAAGTAATTGCGGCATTTGCAAATATAGAACCTTGGAAACCAATTGTTACACCAGAGTTAATGATTGAACCTGATGCATTAACATATGGATATTCAGCGGTATAGGTAAATGTATTTGAACCGGAATCTACTTGGTCAATAATGAATACCCCTTCAGCACCCACCCATGAAGTATCTTGCATGTAAACAGGAGTACCTTGTGCGGGTGGAACAGATGGGAATGTATTGACTTGAATTTGGCGTGAACCAACGTTGGCACGAACATCAGTCAGAGTCAAAGGTACCGATGAGTTATAATAGGCAAAAGGACGATTGTTAATCATCGTCAACGTTTCCCATTTGGTTGCTTGTTGACCATATTCAAAGTCGGTATCAATCAGTGCTTGACCAGTTGATGTACGGAGTTTGTTTACTGGATCAGTCAACACCTCAGACGGTTTGAATGTCTCCTCATACTCGTCAATCACAACTTGCAACTTGTCAGTGGATGACATTGCTGCGGTATTGTAGTTGAGTACAATAGTTGTAGTTGTCACACTGGAAGTATAGTCTGTGGCAATTGCGTGAGATGTTATTTTCAGATTCGGGTCTGAGAAGTTGAAGAGTACCTGATTAGTGGTAACATTCGTAATCAACATAAAACGCTCACGTAAAATTGCACGTGGAATCACAATCGTTCTTGTTGACGGATTAAATGTATAATAGGTATCTAATATTGCTTTTCTGGCCATTTTAACTCCAAATGAGTGGTATTTTTATTAACTTACTATTTAGTAACCCATCATAATATCGGTGGGTTTGAAGGGATATACCTTCGTATTAGCATTCGGTATTCCTGGAACAACTCGGATATTCAAGTCTGCTCCAGCGGGTGGTGCATCGGCAAAGTCTAGGTTGCCGCTACTGTCTAATGTGTAACCTTTGGAAGCAGGTTTGACGTAACTCTGCCAATTAACTTCGTATCCATCTGTGTTGGCAAATGCTCTCTGCATGATGCCCGAAACAGTTACCATTAAATTCCAAGGACTTGGTACAGTAATCGTAGATGTGTTGTACTGCAACGGAAACGATGTAGTAAATCCATCTGTCATGTAGGTCATATCATCTAAATCATATACGACAGGTACAAGTAATGACTTGACGTTTGCTGATAAATTGTCGTAGGTGATGGAGTTATTGGCAACTCGATTACCAGTAATGACTTGTGTCATTCGTTAACCTCCGAATACAATTGACATAGCAATTGCTTTTCCTGTTGTTGCTGCTGCGTTTGCTGTCACAAAAGCACCGTTGGCATAAATTGCCGCAGAGTTTGCCACACCAAATCCTGCATTCGCTTGAATGAAACCTGAGTTACCTGTATTGAATGCTGCGTTTGCTGTATCATTAATCTGTGTGAGGCGATCTGTAACATTTGGTGCTAATTTTGCAAGAGTAATTGTTCCATCATTTACCACATAAACATTTGTTGCACCGATTGTGGTAACTGAAATGTATTCATTATTTACTGGTGCAACATCAAACGTGATTGTGTTTGCTGATGCATTGATTAAATAGGAACTTGGTGCTTGAAGTACACCATCAATCGCTACAATTAATGCCTGATTACTTACTGGTGTGAAGCCGAGAGCAAAGGTACTAACTAAACCATTTGCTGTTGTTTCAAACGTAGATACTGTGGTGTTTGTTGCTGCTAATTGAATAGCAATCGTATTAACCGCAGTGTAGAATGTTGCTACACGAACTAATTCATTGTTGGCAGGTGGAGCATCAAATGTAATTGTGTTAGCAGTTGTGTTTACCGAATAAACGGAAAGTGGTTGTACGATACCATCAATCGTTACGGTCAGAAACTCTTTTGCTTGTGGATTAAATCCTAGTGGGAATGTTGTCGTGTTACCATTCGCAGTTGTTTCATATACCGATACCGAAACATTCTGATTAGCATAGTATGTGATGAATGGATTTACACGACTATAACCAACAACACGAATGTTTTCATTGTTCTGTGGTGCAGTACCAAATGTAATTGTGTTTGCAACATTACTTACCGTATACGCATTGTCTGGTTGTACGATACCACCGACTGTTACAAATACGGAATTGGCACCATATGGATTGAAACCAAGATTAAATGTCTGTGTTCCGCCATCACCAACACCATTATATGCTTGAACAATTGCACCGATAGAATTAGCAACATCCAAATAATATGGAGTCATGGTTCTATAACCTACAACACGAACATTCTCAGATGTGGGTGGAGGTTCGGTAAACGAAATGGTATTGTTAGAAGCATTAATAACATAGTCAGATTCATTCTGAACTATACCTCCAACAGAAACAAATATGGCAGCATTAGATATAGGTGTGAAACCTAAACTATATGTTGATGTTGCACCATCTGCTAATGTAGAAAATGACGATAATTCTGAATTAGCAGAAAATAATGTTTGTAATTTCCATCCGTAGCCATTAAAAATCCAAGTCTTACTCCCAAAAGAATAAGATTGATTTGCTGTTGGATTACTTGGAAAATTTATGCCTATAGCCATCTATTATTATCCTTGACCTGGTTGGCCTTGAGCCAATCCAAAGTTGCTATTTGCTGCCAGTATGCTGTATGTTGCCGCTGCCGTTTTAAATACTGTGTATGTATAGACATCAATTGACTGTTGTTGTGATGTAGCATAACCTGGTGAAGAGTTACCTAACCAGTATGGTGTTTGTAACACACCATCAATATACACATTTGCTTTATACTTTGTTGCACCTTGTTTAAGTGCAATCGCTACTGATGCAGTCTGTCCAATACCAACTGTGCTATCAAATGAAGCACTAGAAGTTCCTCTTAAATTAAAAGTAACATTTGCTGTGGTATTTGATGAGAAGAAATAAGAAGTATTTACACCAATATCTATGTTCACATTACCACTAATTGGAGTTGAATAGATATTTGCAGTTTCAAGTACCTGAATGATGCTTAATTTCAGATTAGGTGCCAATCGTGCCGAATCAATTAAAATTGTATTAGCAGTATTCGCTTGTAAGAATGCAGCATTAGCATATGATGCCGCAGAATTTGCAACATAGTCTGGTGTATTCGCTTGTATAAATGCAGCATTTGCCGTAATAAATGCAGAGTTACCAGTATTAAACGATGCATTTGCTTGGATAAATGCTGAGTTTGCTTGGTTGAATGCAGCATTTGCTTGACTAAATGGTGCGGTTACATTTGCAGTAATGAAAGTATTTGATACAATATTAGCACTGCCTGGTCCAAATTCAACCCACTGGAATCCATCAGAATCTTTAAAGTATATGTACTCTGAACCATCAGCAGAATCTATCCAAATATGACCGTTAGCATTACCTGATACTGGAGGGTTTGGTCCAAAAGTAATTGCAACACTACCACCAGAGTTTGCTTGATTGTAAGCAGCATTAGCATGGAAGAAAGCAGAGTTTGCTTGTATGAATGCACCGTTGGCATAAACACCTGCTGAACCAGAACCCGAACCTAAGTCAGAATAAGTAGAACCATCGTTAGTGAATGTCCACTTTTGTGTAGTCTCATTCCAAATAATAGAAACGTTTGGTTGATTACCACGATCAACTTCAACGCCAGCATTCATTGTTGGTGCTGATGTCTGATCTATAGCAGCATTCAGTGTGATAATGTTATCGGCAATCAGAACGGTCTGTGCATTGGCATAAACAGTATTACCAGATACAATCAGATTACCTGTGATAGTAACATCACCAGTAATCGAACCACCAACATTTGCGTTTAGTGAATTGTTAGCACGAATGAATGCAGCATTAGCATGATTACGAACATAAGTGTCCGTTGCATTATTGGCAGCAAGGAACGCAGCATTAGCATGAAAGAAAGCAGAGTTTGCTTGTATAAATGCAGAGTTGGCATATTGACCAGTTGCATTCTGTGATTCGTATGCAGAGTTTGCTTGAATAAATGCAGACTGTGCGTGTGTTATTCCTACATTCGCTTGTAAGAATGCGCCATTCGCATAGTTACCGGATGCTACCGCTTTACCATCAGCAACATTAGCAGCAGTGAATGCAGAGTTGGCATACACTGAAGCAGAGTTGGCAGTTCCAAATGCGGAGTTAGCATAAGATGCCGCAGAGTTGGCAACATAACTTGGCGTGTTTGCTTGTAAGAATGCAGCATTGGCAGTATTAAATGCTGGTTGTATCTGTGGGAATACATTATTGGCTGCTTCAAAAGATGCATTGGCATGATTGAACGCAGCATTAGATTGAATGAATGCTGAGTTGCCTGTGTTGTATGCGCCTTGTGTAAAACCAATTACACTTACACCATTAACAGCAAGTGTGCCAAATACGTTTGTAATACCACCAGCGTTACCAATATTAATAGTTGTTGCTGCACCACCCATACGAATTGTGGTAGCAGTCGTATTGAATAGTAAAATACTTCCTGCTGCGGCAAGTAACGATGACGTTTGTACAGATTGACCAAACACTGCTTTCTGTGTATATAAAGTATCGGATGATGGACTGTAATATAATTGAGTATTACCACCAACAGCAATATTACCTGAAATTGCATTTGCCAATACAAGATAATGCAAACCACTACCAGATTTCGGCTGTAGATTTACATAGTTCGCAACATTAGATGTACCAGCAACGGTACTGTTATTAGCAATTGAGTTTGCTAAATCGTAACCAGTATTTGCTTGTATGAATGCGGCGTTTGCTGTATTGTATGCTGGTTGAATCTGCGGGAATACATTATTAGCAGCGGCAAAAGAAGCATTCGCATGATTGAATGCAGCATTAGCATATTCACCTGTTGCATTTTGACTTTGATATGCGGCATTTGCTTGTATAAACGCAGAATTTGCATACTGACCTGTGGCATTCTGTGACTGATATGCAGAGTTTGCTTGATTAAATCCTGAATTGGCAGAATTAAATGATGCATTCGTCTTATCATATATCGAATTGGCATACGGAAGTAAGTCAATGTTTTTGGTTAGTACATATGTTGCATGAAGATTTGCATTCAGTGTATCAATCTGAAATGAAGGATGATTGATATCAATGTTATTGTTTGCAAGAATTTCAGGCGTGTAACCTTTAAATAGTTGCCATTCTTTTGTGCCAGAATCACGAATTAAACCCGTATGAGCATTTACACCATCATTATAATGTGAAGCAAAACCAATATCTAAAACATCAGCAGTGTAGTTACCTGTTCCTAAAATGAATAATGTATCATTAGAAACCAATGAACCCGCATTGATTGAGAATGTATTACCTAGAACAAAAAGATTTCCCGAAACAGTGGTATCACGCAAAACAATAAGGTTCTGTGTGATTGTTACATTACCTGTAACTACACCACCATTGTTTGCATCTAATGAATTGTTAGCACGAATGAACGCAGCATTAGCATATTGTCCTGTGGCATTTTGCGATTGATATGCGGAGTTTGCTTGAGCATATGCGGAGTTGGCATATTGACCAGTTGTATTCTGACTTTGGTAAGCCGAATTAGCCTGATTAAATGCGGAGTTAGCATATTGACCAGTGGCATTCTGACTTATATAAGAAGCATTGGCATGAAAAAAAGCACCATTAGCAACAGTGAATCCGGCGTTTGCTACATTACCAGTTGCATTCTGACTTTGGTAAGCAGAGTTTGATTGTATGAATGCAGCATTGGCATATTGTCCAGTTGCATTCTGACTTTGGTAAGCCGCATTAGCATGGAAGAACGCACCATTAGCAACGGTAAATCCAGCGTTTGCTACATTACCAGTTGCATTCTGACTCTGATAAGCGGCATTAGCATGAATAAATGCACCATTGGCAACCGTAAATGCAGCATTGGCATATTGTCCAGTTGCATTTTGACTTTGATAAGCGGCATTAGCATGAATAAATGCACCATTGGCAACCGTAAATGCAGCATTGGCATATTGTCCAGTTGCATTTTGACTTTGATAACCGGAGTTTGCGTGATTGTAAGATAAGTTCGCAGCAGCAAAAGCACCATTAGCATTCGCAAAAGCAGCATTTGCTTTGGCAAAACCTCCATTGGCATTCGCATAAGCATTCGAACTGTAGATGTATAAGTCTACATTACCATTCGCAGCAAAAATATAGTTGGTAAAGATGGCATTAGCACCTGAGATGCTACCATTTGAACCCGTTGTTGTTATTGTGTTGGATGTTACGTTACCTACGAATGTTACATCGCCAGTAACTTGACCACCAACGTTTGCGTTTAGTGAATTGTTGGCACGAATGAATGCAGAGTTAGCATATGTGGCAGTTGCATTACCATAAGTGAATGCTGAGTTGGCATGTACAAATGCGGAGTTGGCATATTGACCTGTGGCATTCTGACTTTGATATGCAGCATTTGCCTGTGCAAACGCAGAGTTAGCATATTGACCAGTTGCATTTTGACTTATGTACGCAGCATTAGCATGACCAAACGCAGCATTCGATTTGATAAACGCAGAGTTGGCATATGATTCAGCAGCATCAGAACCAATACCATAGTAACCAGTACCATCGTTTGTAACTGTCCACTTTGTTGCCGACTCATTCCACAACACATAAACGTTTGCAGCAGAACCACGATCAATTTCGATACCAGCATTGAGTATTGGTGCAGATGCTTGATTAATTGCTGCATTCAGAGTTAAAATGTTATCAGCAATTAAAGTTTGTGAACTGTTTACATAAGTTGTATTACCAGTTACTAACAAATTACCTGTAATGGTAACGTCACCTGTAACTATACCACCAACGTTTGCACTAAGAGAATTGTTTGCTCTTGTGAATGCAGCATTCGCATATTGACCAGAAGCATTCTGTGAAGTATAAGCAGCATTTGCTTGAGCATATGCAGAGTTTGCTTGGATGAATCCAGAATTTGCTTGATTGAATGCTAAGTTGGCAGCAACGAATGCGCCATTCGCAAAAGCAAAAGCAGCATTTGATTTAGCAAAAGCACCATTGGCATTTGCAAAAGCAGCATTAGCAGCAGCAAAAGCACCATTGGCATTTGCAAAAGCAGAGTTGGCATAGTTACCAATTGCAACTGGTGAACTATTCTGAACTGTACCGTCAGGGAATGTAATTGTGTTTGTTAAACCACCAACACCATTACCTGTCAAAACAATTGAACCAGTGTAAACATTACCTTTGATACCAACACCACCCGCAACAATCAAAGCACCCGAAGTGTTTGATACTGCCGCAGTTGTTGCGGTGATCGTGCCACCTAAGTTCGCATTAACAGCATTATTAGCACGAATGAATGCAGCATTAGCAGCATCATAAGCAGCATTTGATTTGGCAAATGCTCCGTTAGCATTACCGAATGCTAAGTTAGCAGATAAAGCAATTGGACCTGGTGCAGTGTTCTGTATTGTTCCATCAGGAAATACAATACCATTAGTTGTTCCACTTAAAGCATTACCTGTAATGTAAATCGAACCTGTGTATACATTACCTTTGATTGCGGCACCACCAACGACAACTAAATCACCTGTTGTGTTTGATGATGCAAATGTGTTAGAATTGAATGTCGTAACACCAGTAACTTGACCACCAAGATTGGCATTAAGAGAATTGTTTGCACGAATGAATGCAGCATTAGCATAGTTACCACTTGAGTTCTGTGAATTGTAACCAGAGTTCGCTTTGATGAATGCAGCATTAGCATGAAGAAACGATGCGTTTGCTTGTATGAATCCAGAGTTGGCTGCATGAAATGCTTCATCATACCTGAGTAAAGAACTGAAACCACCAATGTTAATATAACCAGAATTCCCTGGCGAACCAATGAATAAACTATTACTTACATACGAATAGGCAAGTTCACCAACATTTAACGATACTGGAACAGTGTTTGTAAACGACTGCTTTATTTGGATAAGAGAATTAGCCATTTATATTCTTAGAAATATCCACCAAATATGGAGATAGATGCAGTTAGATTTGCTGCGCTTTTAGTTTCATATCGATTATTTGCAGCACTAAAGATGATTGTGAAACCATCTTCTAAACCTTCTGTCGAGACATCATTGATCTCAGCAAATGCCACATTAGGTTTAGGACGATAATTCGGTGATGTTATTGTTGTTCTGTTGGGTTGATTAATTACAACCCTACCGATATCTATTGCCATTTCTTACCTCGTAACGGATGGTAATACAACTGCCGTACCTTCTACTACACGGGTTACAGAATTGTCTACGGAATTACGAATAGTTAAATCATAGACATAACGACCTGGAGTAAGGTTAGCGGTGTTTGCTGCTGTCATTGTGAGAGTAATCTGACCATTGGCATTACCAGTAATGATTGCCGACATGGTGTTTGCTGATGATGAATAATAAGACTTGCGTAGTTGAGAAGATGCAGAGTAGGTTGCTAAATTTACTGCATCACCTTGATTGTCATTGACAGAAACAGTTGAAATTAAATTCGCACCTTGTTCTATTGTAAGTTCTACATAAGCTGAAATTTTAATTCTCCTTGGATATGTTATCTTTTATTTACGTAGATGTTAGCGCATCGTGACGGACATACTGTATTTAGTCAATCTTATACCGCTAATAAAAAACCCTGCCGAAGCAGGGTTTCTTTGAATGAAAATAAATTACGCTGGTAATTTCCAATCTTGGGCTTCTTCGTTCCAATAGTAATGCTTAATTGGATCGCCTGTACCATGATCTGATGGTAATGCTTTGGGTGCGTCCCACGATGCGGTTTCACTGTTCAGTGTCCACGAAGCATATGGTTTTGGTGGAACAAACGCATCAAGATCAGCATTGTACGAATAGCCTATACCAGCATACCGTACACGCATACCATGATTGTATGATGTTTGTTTCCAGTTACCGCCAAATAATCTTTGACAGAATGCTACGCCAAGTTCTTCACGTTCTTGACCATTTGCGTCAAGTAGTTCATTGTTACTTACAACGATGACTTGAGTAACAACGTTATTTTCATCAAGTTGTGCAAAATGTGCCATTTAATACTCTCCTAAGTTAAAACAATTTAATCTATTTAGTTATTTAGTTGCTTATATTACCATGTCAAAATAACAATACCTGAACCACCAGAAGAACCAATAAAATCTCTAGCACCCCCACCACCGCCGCCACTATTAGTATTCCCTGAAGCGGCAGGATATGAACCACCAGGACGTCCTGAACCACCGCCACCACCACCCGACCCCCCTGCGCCGCCAGGAGTAGTTGCATCAGTTGTGCCCCCACCACCGCCAGCATACGTTACTGGTGTTCCTGATAACGATGATGGTGTTCCATTACCGCCAGCACCTCCTGTACCACCAGAACCATTGCTACCGACACTACCAGCACCACCGCCACCGCCACCCGATAATGATGGACCACCAGAACCACCATTATTTCCTTGTCCTGGTGTTCCAGTGCCACCTGCTGATCCATTTCCACCGCCGCCACCCGAACCGCCAAAATTTCCATTTTCTACACCACCACCAAGAGAACCTCCGCCACCGCCACCTATAGCAG